ACTGTTTTTTCGTCCTCTGCGAGACGATGATATATTAGATCCGATGGAATGGATTGAGACGAGGCCTTACACACAGGCTCGGAAACAAGAACATAAGGATGCCTGGTTAGCGGGTGAACCCACAAATCCACAAAACACGTTCATGTGGATCAAATCAGAGTGGTATGACACATACAAGCATGATAGGTTTATCTGTCCCTTGGATGACTGGACCAAGATGTACATGGGGCCAGTGGCGACAGAGATAGACAAGCAGGTTTTTCGTCTGCCGTGCTTCATTAAAAAAGTGCCACAACATAAACGTGTTGAATATTTGATACAGCTGATCGATCGAGTGTGTAATTGGTCGTCTGAGTCAGATGTGACGTCGATGGAGGCTCACCATCGACACAAGAGAGCTCGTTGGTTAGTGAAACTTGTGACCAAATTTGTATCAGGGCTGAAGATAGGTGCTGGGTACATTGAAATGGTGAAAAGAATAATTGGTTACAAGCGTCGAACTGTCAGCGAGGCTGGAAATTTTCGTGTGTACGGATTGAAGAGATTGTGTTCTGGGATGAATGAAACGTCTGTGTTTAACAGTCTGTTGTGTGTTATGTTGCACTTCTTCATTCTGGAGCATAAATTCGGGCACAAGCTAGAGAATATGGCGAAACTGTTGGATGACGAGAGATTGGAAGAGTTAGAGTACGTCACCAACTTGGGGCCTGCGTTTGTTGCTAGCGAGGGAGACGACAAGCTTTCCGTGGAAGAACCGGCGGAACATATGTCAGCACAGGTATATGCTGAATATGGTTTTGCGGCCAAACCTAGGAAAAATGTCGACATGTATGGGACCGATTTTTGTTCCATGATCTTTACGCGCGACCACATCTTGATCACAGATGTGTTGTACGTCTACGTGACCTTCGGCTGGGCAAATGACGCATATTTGTTTGTCGGTGACAGGAGGATCGATGAATTAATACGTGCGAGGGCCATGTCACTGTTTTGCCAATACGAAAATTGTCCTGTTTTGCATGAGTTGGCGAGGTATGCAATACGGATAACCAGCCATGTAGATATGGATAGATTCTTCAAAAAGAGGAATTGGGGCATTAGTCAGTATGAGTTTGACCAACTGTACGAGGCCTATTTGTATTATAATGAACGAATCAAAACAAGACCGTTTGTTGAGATTGATTGTCCTGTCAACACAAGGTTGATGGTTGAGCGCATGTTTGGCGTGTCCGTGGATGAACAAAAAGAGGCAGAGCGAAAATTGATGGCTATGACGACGAAACAGCAATTGAACTTGTTTCCGCTGCACTTGTATCCTGAAGATTGGTTACATTACAGCACATTCTTTGTTCGTGAGGAGTCTATGGACTCATTGAAGGCTAAAACAAATCTGCCGCCGGCTGAATATGCGCACAATCACTTGTTGACACCTGGATTCTGGAATGACCATGGGCGTCAGTTTCGGATCAGGGGTCAACCGGCGGTCATCACCGATTTCAATCACCTCTAACAAAA